GTTTCAAGAGAAATACTACCGCTAACACGTGGTATAGTGCATGGCTGCTCTTTTTTTGAATCTTTTTTACTCACATCTAAATTTATTTAAGTTTGAAACTAAGTGGCTTTGATTGATGGCAGCCACGACACCATACAATTTGCCGTTAGCGATCATGCTAAAAGCCGAATCTCTTTAATAACAGACAACCAATATTGTTTATACAAATCAAATAACCAAGAATCGTCAGTAGTCCATTCCATATCCTTAGTTTCTATTGAATAAGGATATTTACCATTAAATGATTCTAACACTTCTTTTGCTTGCTTTTCAGAAAGAATAATTGCAATGTCGTGATGACCATTGAATATATGCTTGGACAATTCATTTGATATTGATTCGTAAATCTCGTTTGCTTTTTCTTTTGGCGACATTTTTATTAAGCTTAATATTTCCTTATTAATTCATGGCAAAAGTAACACATAATTTTCAAACATGTAAATATGTGACAATATTTTATTACGATGTTAACGAGGTATCAGTCCTGCGTTCTGGTTCGGATTGTTCCTCACCTTCACGCCGTGTGCTTTCCTTGAGCCTCGCTTAGAAAGTTTGTCTGATGCAAGGTATCTCATCGGGTCTATGCAATGGTTGAAAGCATCTATCGGCTTGTTTGTGGCCTTGCCACTCTTGTCCATCTCCCACATGTACGAGCGTAACTCTGTAATAAGGTTCGTCGAGCGTTGCGTGACGTAGAAGTCATCCTCCTGCAAGATGTCTATGCCATAGTTGATAGAGTCTCTTCCTTTTATTGCTTTTCTTACGCGGAAGCCGTATGCGTTTATCTCGTCTATCGACTTAGGCTCTGCCGAGTCTGCAACGACATAGTCCTTAGACTTTACGCCAAGAGATCTCATCATGCGGGCAAGATCCGAGTTCTTAAGCCCTGTACGATAAATCATCTCGTCCCATATCACTGATCCGTTCCATTCCCATGCTCCTACAAGAGTTGATGGGTCGTTGGTATATCCGAAGTCAATGGCATATCCTATGAGCTTGGCTTCCTTTGGTACTGTAGCTATCTGTGACCAGTTCTGGAATATCACTCCCTCGAGAGATCCTAAGAGACCTAAGCCATATACCCTCCACCAGTTGTGCCAATAATATGATTTGATGTTCGTGGGCTGGAATAATGCGTCTCCCTCTAAATCAAGATCAAAGTAAGCCTTAGTCTTTGCTTTCTCTATATCTTTTATGAGTGTCTCGGGGAGAGCTTCATTATCCTTATAAGTCAGAACCAGCCATTCTGCGTCGGGGTCGTCCTTAAGCTCATCATGAACCCAAAACTGACTTGATGGGTTGAAGTCAAGCCAGATAATGCCCGATGTACGTATTGCAAGCTGATGATAAACCTCGAATGAGACGTTGTTTGCCTCGTTTATATAGAGGATCTTACGTCTAGGACCTCGTACCTTTGCCTCCTGGTCGGCGGAGAAGAACTCCATATATGAGCCATTTGCAAACGTGTACTGAAGAAGAGTCTTATTGTAGTGGCTGTCGATATAACGCCCCGTTGCCTTCATTATCCTGAGAAAATCTTTCAAAGCACCTTTCCTTAGATGAGGGACTGTCTCTGACACAACTGAACAATCTGTACCTGGATTCTTGATGCAGTAGTCAATAAGGATAGGGATGATGCCATAGGTCTTCCCGGCCGAAGTACCGCCTGGCACCACCCTTATCCTCTTTCTGAGGGTCCTAAGCTTAGCTATTGCTGTAGTATACCTGAACCCTTCAACCTGATCTGTGTACTGTTGCATGCCGGATTACAATTAAAGATCAGGGTTATAAGAGATCCTCCTCCTGTGGGGCAGGGGGAAGATCAGTAAAGAGAGGTTGCTCAGTCTTGACGTTGGCATCGACCTTCTCTGCAAGGCCAAGATCTCTGATAATAAGCTGAGGATTGTACGAACCAGCTGCAGCGCCATCGAACTTCTGCTGGGAGATGATCTGGCTTATTTCAGAAATGACTGACACGTACTCGGGGAACCTATTATCCCTGTTCTCTTTTATCTCTCTTATAGAGCATTTGATACCCTGGGATATAAGGAACAAGTCTAATGAAGTCCAAGAGAAAGGTCTTGTGACAGGAATAACAACAAGTTCTCCTGCCTTCTCGCCGGAACGGATGAAGTCGTTCTTGTCTACTTGGTCCTCCTTCTCCCCTTCGAAATACATGCAAGCCAACTCCCATAAAAGCTCAGGGGTAAGTTCTACCTTCGGGAAGTCCTCGTCGTAACGATGAGTCATCCTCTCCCAGAACTTAGAAGTCCAAGGACGAGCTGAAGATCTTG